CTATGAAAAAGAATGTAGGATACAGATCAAAGTTTGAGCTTAAGTTAGCTACCTACCTTGCGAACAACAAAATTAAATTTGAATACGAAAAGGATAAGTTTAAGTATCTTCCTAAGATAAGAACTTACAACCCTGACTTCTACATACCAGAGACGGATATTTACATAGAAGCTAAAGGGGAGTTCACCACTGCTGACAGGGTTAAGATGGTTCTTGTGCAGCAACAACACAAAGACTTAGATATACGTATGGTGTTTATGAATGCAAAGAATAAGATATACAAAGGGAGCAAGACTACCTACGCTGATTGGTGTGACAAGCACAACTACAAGTGGGCGAATGAAACAATCCCTGCAGATTGGTTAACGAAATGAAAAAGAAAAGCACAGATCAAAGTATGCTCCTAGAGAAGAACAAGTACTACATAGTCTTGTCTGACCTAGAAGATGATAAGTTCCACATGGTAACTTACGATACCACTGGTAAAGTATATGATTGCCACGAGGATCATTCTGTTGCGTCAATCATGTACGAAGGATTGCTTGCTCTTCTAAGACGAAAGGGAGACACAGTGTTTCGTTGTGGTGAGACTGAGATAGAGTTTAACTTTAATGCAGATGAGATAGAGATAGATTTTGATGAAGACTTAGGTGAAATACTTGACACATCGGAGAATGTTGTTAAAGTAGATTTCAGAAAAGATTAATGTTAGGTTATAAAGAGTTCATGTTAAAGAGAATAAAAGAAGAAGAAAGTAGTATGGTTGACCATCCTGCACACTACAATGCGTCAAGCATAGAGACTATAGATATTATAGCTTCTATAACTGGCGATGGTTTTGAATCTTACTTACAAGGAAACATCCTTAAGTATTTAGCTAGGTATAAATACAAGAATGGTGTAGAAGATTTAGAAAAAGCAAAATGGTATTTAAATAAACTAATTGAGACAGTAGGAGAAGACGAAGATGGCATCTAATATGTTACCAACTTCTTATCAGGAGTTCATACACAAGTCTAGGTATGCACGTTGGTTAGAAGCAGAAGGAAGAAGAGAGAACTGGGGCGAGACAGTTGGCAGATATGTAAACTTCATGGAGAAGTCTTTACTTGATAAGCACAACTACAAGCTAGACAAAGTTGATAAAGAGATGATGGAAGAGTACATTACAGGTCTTAGAGTTATGCCATCCATGAGAGCTATGATGACTGCAGGGGAAGCCCTTGAAAGAGATAACACGTGTGGATATAACTGTAGCTATTTGCCAGTTGATAGTCCAAGATCATTTGATGAAGCTATGTACATACTTATGTGTGGAACTGGTGTGGGATTTAGTGTGGAACGTGAGAACGTAGACAAGCTACCTATCATCAGCGAGAACATGCAGAAGTCTGACGTTGTGATTTCAGTAGAAGATAGTAAGGCAGGGTGGGCAAAAGCCTACAGAGAGTTAGTAGCTTTGTTGTACTCAGGTATGATACCATCGTGGGATGTGTCTAAGGTTAGACCTGCTGGTGCAAAGTTAAAAATTATGGGTGGTCGTGCATCAGGTGCTGACCCTCTTGTTAACTTATTTAAGTTTACCATAGAGAAGTTTCAAAGTGCTAAGGGAAGAAAGCTATTTCCTATCGAGTGTCACGACCTTATGTGTAAGGTAGGAGAAGTTGTAGTTGTAGGTGGTGTCAGACGATCTGCTCTAATCAGCTTATCTAATCTTAATGATGATCAGATGGCACACGCTAAAACTGGTCAATGGTGGGAGAACGAAGGACAAAGAGCCTTAGCAAACAACTCTGTATCTTACAAGGGCAAGCCTAGTATGGAAACGTACATGAGAGAATGGTTAGCTTTGTATGAATCTAAGTCAGGTGAACGAGGTATGTTTAACAGACAGGCTGCAGATGATCAGGTAGCTAAGAATGGTAGACGACAAACAGGTCACATGTGGGGAACTAATCCTTGCAGTGAGATAATACTCAGACCTTACCAATTCTGTAACCTATCTGAAGTTGTTGTCAGAGAGACTGATGACCTAATGGAACTACGATCTAAGGTTAGGATTGCTACCATGTTAGGTACATTCCAATCAACTCTCACAGATTTAAAGTACCTGCGAAAGATATGGAAAACAAACACTGAAGAGGAAAGATTGTTAGGTGTGTCACTCACGGGGATCATGGATCATCCTGTGTTAGCTAGACACGTTGACTCTAAGATATGGCTACAAGAAATGAAGCAAGTAGCAGTGGATACAAACAAAGAGTATGCAGATAAGATAGGAATACCAAGAAGCACAGCTATCACATGTGTAAAACCAAGTGGTACTGTATCTCAGTTGACTGACTCTGCATCAGGTATTCATGCCAGACACAATCCGTTTTATATCAGGACTGTACGTGGTGATAACAAAGACCCACTAACACAGTTTATGAAGGAAGAGGGAATACCCTTTGAGCCTGATATCACAAAACCTGATAGTGTTACTGTCTTCTCGTTTCCTATGAAATCTCCTAGTGGTGCTATCACTAGAACTGAGATGAGTGCAATAGAGCAACTTGAGTTGTGGAAAATCTATGCACTTAACTGGTGTGAACACAAACCGTCTGTGACTATTTCTGTGAAGGAAGAGGAATGGATGGAGGTGGGTACTTGGTTGTATGATAATTTTGATATCGCTTCTGGCATATCGTTCTTACCATTCTCCGATCATACCTACCAACAAGCACCGTACCAAGACATAGAGTCTGAAGATTATCTGGAGTGGAAAGGTCGTGTACCTGCTTCACTTGACTGGGATAAGTTTTCACTGTATGAAAAGGAAGACAATACGAGTGGTTCTCGTGAGTTGGCTTGTACTGCAGATGCCTGCGAAGTTGTAGACTTGAGTTCAAGCTAATGATAGAGATACCAATCAGCGAAGATTATATGCGTCATGCGAGGGAAAAGGCTTCTTCTGTTGGCATACTGCAGGGAAGTATTACAGGTGGCACTAGCAATATAGTAGGTGCGATAGGCGAGATAATTGTAGCTGATACCATTGGGGCAACTGAAGCGAACACAGTTAATTATGATTTAGTAAAAGACGGAAACCGAATTGATGTAAAAACCAAACGGTGTAATACTAGACCACAACCAAACTATGATTGCTCAGTTGCATCTCATGGAACTAAGCAGGACTGTGACAGTTATGTGTTCGTGAGGATACTGACTGATCTCAGTAAGGCTTGGATTCTAGGTAGCATACCTAAGAAAGATTACTACGATAAAGCTACCAGATACAAGAAAGGTCAAGTTGACCCAAGCAACGGTTTTACGTTTAGAACCGATTGTTATAATTTACCAATAAGTAATTTAGAGCCGATCAATGAAATCAAAAGTCAAAGCAAAACTGTTCTCGATTGAAGCGTTCCTGACTAGGGATGGTAATGTCGAAGTACTCTACGATGTAGTAAACCACGATGAGTTCGAGAAGACTATGAACTTGGGGTTACCAATGTACGAGGGAACTACAAAGGTAACCCAATTCATAAAGTTTCTTGAGTCCAAAGCTAAAGAGATAATGGACAAGTCAGGTGGGTATCTGTGATACAGTGGTGGGAGATGTGGTTAGTTGTAGCCATAACAATAAACACCACTATCAACACGATAGTATTCTTTAAAGGTCGTAAGATATCGAGGGTAAGGGATAAGCCTACTTCATCATCTTAAAGTCTTTACCAGATATTTTACCATCTTTGTTCTTATCCAACTTAGATTGGTTGCCTACTAAGCCCCCACTTTTGTAAGATGCCATGCTAGGTTTTTTCTTAGCCATACCACCTGCCATCATACCCATGCTGAACTTCTTCTTCTCAGTCATGCTACCCATTGGGTTCATTGTGCCTGCTTGACCTGCAGTTGATTTTCTGTTTTCGTCAGCTAATCCACCCATGTTCATTTTCTTTTTAGTAGCAGTGCCACCATACATCATAGGCTTTCTCATCATTGCTCCACCACCGTACATCATTCCTTGTCGGGGTCCGTTGTAGTAAGTCTTCATTGGGTATTCTCCTTAGTTATGTTGTCTTCATCGTATAGTTGTTCGAGAGTTGATTTCTTTCTTGGCGAATCAAATATGCCCTCGAATAGTGGCTTGCCTTGATACTCCAAGTCAAACTGTGTTATTTTTTCTTTTGGTAGATACTCAGATGGTACTGATGTTCCTGTTCTTATTGCTTCTGTCACTGCAAATTCTTGTAACAATGTACCAAAAGTTTTAACATCATCTTTAGATATAGTGCGAGGGTTTTGTAGCATCTGCCCTATTATCCTAGCTGCATCTTTACTTTGTGCAGCCAAAACAATTATCTCATTTCCTTTTGCTATTAGTAATCTAGCTGACATTTCCCCTACTACATAGGTGGGACTTACCATACCTCTAGCTAAGTTAAATGATCTGCTTATAAGTTCATTAGGAGAAAGTCCTCTCACATGTCCTGTTATATCATACCTAGACATTGATGTACCTTGTGCGTACTCAAAGTAATTTGCAATATCATCTAAAAATTCTACGTGATCATCTTCTAATCCTATCTCCTTAAGTATCTTTTGAGTATTAGGGTTACTTAAATCTTCTGCTAATTGACCGGGAGCAGCCATTTGAGTTAAATTAAAAGGCTGACCATCAAGTCCTGTTAAAGTTCTTTCGGCTCTTCCTACTGCGGCTCTTGATAGCAAGGCTCTGTTAACATGAAATATCATACCTTGTTTAAACTCATCAGCTGCCATAGCTTCAGTAACACCTTTTTCTTTAGTTCTTGCATCCATAAAGGAATTTTTTAAACTTCTTATAGAACTTGGTGAACCGTTCTCAATATAAACTTCAAAGAATTTTTCTGATCCCTTTGTGCCAGCAACCTGTTCTAGAACATTAACTGTTTTACCTTCTATCTGCAATTTTACACCCATTCTTTCTCTCAGTAAACTAGAGGTGTCATTTATACTGGTGGCTAATGCCTTGTATTGACTGTTGGCAGTTACACTCAACTCCATGAGATTGATAAGTTCTTTTTCTTCTGCTACTACATCTTGTAAATCCACTAAGCTACGAGTTTGAGTTTTACCATCTACTCCTTTTACTTGCACATCAAAAATACCCTTTAGTTTTTCAAAACTTTCCAATGCTCCAAAGTTATAGTCTGCTACTGTTACTTTATTGCCTAATCTTACTTGAGTTTTTAACTTATCTAAAACTGCTTTTCTTGCTTCTCCCCAATGTTCATACATACTAGCTCTTACTAGATGTCCTACTACTTCTAATTTCTTTTGCCCTGCTAGTGTAGAAGCGTCAAAGACCATAGAATTATCAGGCATATCTCCTGCTGTCCAGTACCTTACAAGACTACTCATATTTGTTTTTAAAGTTCTTGTTGATTTTAAAGTCCCCCC